GGAGGTATGGGGGGGGATCACGCCGTAACCAGGCTCGCGGCCAGGCCATTCCAGCCGCACCAGTCGGCCGACGTCGGCGCTGGTAAAAGGGGTGAACCCGAGCGCGGTGAGCGTGACCGAGCCCGTGGTCGCGCTCGGTTCGAGCAGTCTCGCGTTCTGGTTATAGGCGAGACAGCCGCCGATGCCGGCCCGGCTCTGGGTGTAATTGTTGTATTCGAACTGCACCCAGAGCGTGGTGCCGGTGGTGGTGAATTCGTAGGAGACCCAGCCCGGCTGCTGCGTGGTGTTGATGTAATCGGTGCCGCCCGAGGTTGAGCCCATCTTGACTTCGCAGGGTCCGGCGGCGAGCACGAGCACGTGGACGACATGCTTGTGGCTGCTGATAGTGGTCGCCGACGAGCGCAGAATCGCATTACCAGACCCGGCGCTGGTGCCGGGATCGAGCTCGGCGAACTTGCCAGCTTCGTTATATTCGAGGAAGGCATCGTTGGCGCTCGCATTGGTCCAGCCGGACAAGCCGTTGTCGAACAGGGAATTGCTGAAAAGCTGGACGACGCTGAGGTCGGTATCGTCGTTGATCCCGAGATAAGGCCCGTCGGTGAACCATGCTTCGACGATCGACCAGGAGCGGTGACCGCGGCGTTCGAGGCGGCGCGGCCAGTAATCCTCGTGCAGGAGATAGACGACGTCGGCGGCTTGAAAGTATCTGAGCCCGTCGAGATCAGCGGTGGCATAGGGCGAGGTCAATTCCATCGGCACGTTGTCGAGGAAGGCCACGTCGTCGACGAACATATTCCGCACGGGCTTATTGTTGTTGCGGAACTGGATGTAGAAGGTGGTGGCAGTCGGCGTGAACTCGATCGAATGATAGCCGACGCCGAGCTGGACCTCGGCGAGCGCCTCCGCCCCGGTCGAGGACGTCCCCACTTGAAATCCGACCGTGCCGCCGCCGTAACCCTCGATCTTAAAGCGCAATACGTGGACTAAGTTGATATTTCCTGCGGCGATGGTGATCGCGTCCTCGGCCCAGGCAATGCCGTCGGCAGCACCGGTCAATTGCATGCGCAACCCGGTGGCATCGTGCACGATCGCCGCCGAGCCCGTGCTGCGATTGTCCCAGCCGGTGATGTTGCTTGCGAAGGCGCCGTTGGCGACGGTGGCGTCGGTGTCTGCAACCGTGATATTGCCCTGCCGGCGATAGAACCGCATGTACGCATTGCCGTGCTCGACCATGTAGGAGTCGGTCTCGGAGAACACGAACGGGATCAATTTGGTCTCGGCGGCCGAGTCCTTGACCTCCTTCACGAATCTGGTGCCAGGGCGCCGGGTCAGGCCGCCCTGCGGGTACAGGATGAAGTTCCTGCACATTTTGGCGGCGTTGGGATATCTATCGAAGTCAACCCGCGCGTCCATGCGCGGGCTGAATTCACCGCTATTAATGCTTGATAGAAGCGGACCAATCGGCATCGCTATCGAGTCCCTAGCGATGCCGTCGCGCGCATGGCATAAACAGACGGGCCGAAGCGGTGCGTGAACACCGGCTCCGGCCCTTCACTCGGCGCCTTCATTGGAGGCAACGAATGCCGAAGAAGCCTATCCGTCATCCGTTTTTCTCACAAGAACACGATGCGTGGGCCGTCCCGCTGACGCAGGGCGTGATTGCGCTTGTCGATGAAGATGTTGTGAAGCTGTTAGGAGCGAAGAACTGGTATGCCCAGATCATTAGCCGTTCGTGGTACGCGACACGTCACGTCGATTGGCGACGTGAAATCAAGATTATGATGCACACGGAGATATTGGGTACGCGACGCGGCTATGAGATCGACCACCGCATTCACTACCCTCTTGATCGGCTATTAATTGATAATCGTCGATCCAATTTGCGGCACTGCACGAGACTAAAGAACAGCGGCAATCAGAGACGAAAGAGCAACGCAATTCACCGCTACAAGGGTACTAGCTGGAATGCCGAGCGTCACAAATGGGAGGCATCTATCATGCTAAACTATCGGCGCATTTTTCTCGGCAGGTTTACCGATCCGCTCGTTGCGGCATTGGCCTACGATGACGCGGCTAGGCGTTTCCATGGCGAGTTCGCGTTGACCAACGCAAGCCTTGGGTTACTTCCGAATGCCGATGTTACGCCCGCGAAGTGTCAGGGAATCGAGACGTAATCCAAGAGCCCTCTGCCATTTTTTCTGGATGGTCTTCCACGCCGTCGATCGCCTTGGATCGCGATAGCTTGCGCTGGAACGCCTGTTCGGCGAGCTCGGCCGCCGCCGCGGATTTCGAAAGCGCGCCGGCGAAGTCGCGCGCCAGCCGCCAAGCGAGCGTATCGCGGAACGCCGCGCTCATTAAATTGGCGTCTTCGATGTCCCAGACGTAGCGGATGTAGATTTGATTGGATTGGGCGAGCAATACGCGGTCGTCGCCGGACTGGAATTCGAGACGGTATTCCACCGTGGCAAAGTCGTCATCGTGCGGGTGTGCGCTGATGAGCCGGATGAAATCGGTGGGCAACGGATAGGCGTAGTCCCAGCCGAACGCGGGCTCGGTCGCCGAGGCCGTGAGCTGGACGCGCTTGATCGCGAAGTTCCAGTTATGGAGATTGAGGAGATCGCGCCTGGCCTCGTCGTAGAGATCGCGCGCGCACACCGCTTCCTTGCTGGTATCGGTCGCCAGACTGGAAATGCGATTGGCGCCGACGCGCCGCAATCCGATGTTGACGATATCCGTAGGTACGGCCACGGCTCACCTCCAAATGAAAACGCGGGCCCGAAGACCCGCGCTTTTTCAGTTCAATGACGTGGATTGATCAGGCGGCTTTGGCGCTGCGCTCGCCCTCGCGCCGCGCGAAGGCCTCGGCCTGCTTGCGCTCGACGAAGGTCTCGATCACGTTGCCTTTGCCGTCACGCACTTCGAAGGTGCCGTTCACCTCTTTGATGTCGAGCGGCTCGCCCGGCGCGAGCGCCTTGATCTTCTTCGCCTTCGGCACGGCCACGATCTCGCCGACCTGCACGACCTTGATCCGATTGTCATCGGTGCTCGTGATGCGGTAGGTCGCGAGCTCGATCATGTGCAACCAGTCGTGCTTGTCGAATGCGCACAGGACCACTTCGTCGCCCGGCTTGATGCTGCTGAAGGCGGCGTGGAGCGCCAGGCCCACGTCGCCGACTTCCTTGATTGGCACCGGGACACGGGCTTCCCAATGCTGGTGAAATGGCATGGCGTCCGCCATGCAGATGTCGGAGCGGGGGATTCGGTACATGCGGGGACTCCTTACTAAGGTCGCAGATAGTCGAGAAGCCAACTTTGTTCGTCGTCAGCGCCCTGCCAATGAACAATATCCTCACTTAGCTTCGCCGACGTATCCATAAGGTTTTTCAGTTCACGTTCGAGTTCGCGGAGACGTTGACCCGGGTCCCATCCTTCCATCTTCGACTGGTTGATGGAATCGCGAACAGCTTTGTTCTGCGCGATCATCGTCCGTGCGATGCGAAGCGAGTTGTCGAACTCTTTGATCTTTGCCTTCGCTTCCCGATTACGGAGAGTAACTTTGTTCAGGAGCGGATCGTCCTGCCACATTGGGTAGGGAACCGGCTCGTATGAAAGCCCACCAGTCGCAAGTCGCGTCACGGCAATTCCGAGGAAACGTGCCAGCTCGACGAAGTGACGGAAACCGGCTCGCTGCTCCCGATATTCCGTTCCGTACTCCATATCCACGCCCCAAATTCCGATCTCCGCTCCGTCGGGAGGCGGGAAGTGGCTGCCGATGGGAACGAGTTCGTCGATTGCGTGCGCCATCATCCACGCGAAGGATGATGTCATAAAGAACGTCCCATAGCGCTGAACGATCCGCTCGGTCGGATATTGTACGACGTTTGGGGCAAGGTCCGGTTCCGGATAGAGCATGACAAACTGCTCGATATCCTTCGAGAAGGCTTTAACGCACCTTCGCCACTCCGTTGCCCATCCCTGCGGTTCGCCATCAAGCCGATGCAGCTCGTACCAGCGCGTGGCGCGGGTGACGTGTGCGCCACGGTTCGAGACGCCCCAAATCTCCCACGACGGATCGGCAAAAGGTGCGTGGATTCCTGAAGCAGCCGTTCCGACTAGGGCGATGCGTCTCATCAATCTTCCTCGGGCGAATGGAAACGGGGCGGGGAAAAGTCCCCGCCCCGCGATTTTGTCAGAGCGCGCTTAGGAGCCAGCCAACACGAAAGACGCGCCTGCTTCCGGCGTGTTGGATGCGCCGGTAGCGGTCCATTTGAGACCGTAGATGCGCCAACGCGTCGCCGAAGAGCCAACGACGTGGAAGTTCTCGCCCTCGAACCGAAGCGTGATGCGCCGGTTGCCAACCGAGTCGTAGGTTACGCCGGTAGCACCCGAGCCACCAGCGTCGAACTCGATTGACTGCGTACCGGAGTCGACCTTAAACGCCATGAACTCCGCACCGGCATACGGTGTCGGGAGAACGTAGCGCGTCGCCGTCGCGATGGAAGTTCCGACTTCCATGAAGCCGACGAAGATCGAGCCGGAAAGCGCCGCCTCGGTCCCGGTTGCCGCCGTGTTGATGGGAAGGTTTCCACCAGCGTGCTGCGTCGTGACCGAACCAGAAGATACCGCGGAAACACGCAAGAACATATTCCCGTCGGTGCACTGGCACCAGATGAGGTCTTCGGCTTGCAGGTTGACCGAGTCGTCGGTGTTGTTGAAGTAACCCGCCGCCGCAACGGTCAGCATAGAGTCGGAGCCTGCATCGTAGATATAATGCATGTCTCCGACCGCACCCGGCTGGAGGTGCAGATTGGCAACTGTGAAAGCCATGGTTCTGTCCTCCCTTACGATGCCGCGGTCGGCAGCGTGGCCGAATCGTCGAGATCGAGCTCAAACACGCCCGTGTCGTCGATCAGCTTTGCCCCACCGGACATCATGTGGTTGACGAAGTGCGATGCGCGATCACCGTGCCAGGTGATGTCGGCCTGCACCGCGTTGTTCTGCGCGGAGTTGCCGGCATGCGCCCCGGTGGCGTAGCCAATCGCGTTCTTGTGCCAGATGAACCCCTTGGCGGAGGCCGACGCCGTGACGGCGTTCGGCAATCCAGTGTGGGAGGTCCACAGCGTGTTCATCCAGCGGCGCCACGTGAAGATCGGCTGGCCCTGTTCCATGGGCTGATTGTCCGGTCTCACGTAATCGGCGGAGCCGAAGGAAGGAACCTTCATCGCTGCCGAGTAGGCGTGCGGAGTGAGCGCGCAGAAGCGCTGCCCGTCGTTCGGAACATCGGTGTTGTCCAATGCCCTTACGGTTGCGAGCAGGCTGTTCTCGACGGTGTGGACCGACGTATAGGTCCAGGTCACCGCGGTCTGGCTGGTGGTGTCGAGTTCGGTGATGATCTGGTCGTCGACCTTGCGGCCGAGCGCCCATGCACCGCCTTGCGCGATTGCCATGCGCTCGTCGATGTTGATCTTCGCCTCGTCGAGCTTGTCGACCCAATCGCCGGCGTAGAAGTCCGCCAGCGTTGCGGTGACAGCCGTGTGGTCTTGGTTCATCGGAGTGATGACGCCATGTCGCGCCTTCACCGTCGCCGTGCCCTTCCCGATCTTCTGGAAGGTCGTGGTCGACCCGATGACATTGTCCTTCACGCGCACAGCCGGACGGAGGTAACCACCCTGACGCTGAAAAAGGTGATGCACCTCAGCCTCGTATTGGGCCACGAAGGAGTTCGTGATCTGAGTAGCCATGGGATCCCTCGTTGGGGATTGAGTTCTTGGGGATCCTTCTGCGCTGGTAGCCGAGCGCACGGTCTGCCGGTGGCCCTGTGAAGGGGACGGCGAGCCGGTTGCGTTCGGGGCGTTGCAGTCGGTGTGTGGAGAGTGGCGGGGCGGTGACTTACGTCACGCGGTAGCCGCCGATATTCCGCCTGATGGCGGAAGCTTGGAAAAAGTTAGATGGCGTCGAAGGCCATCATGGCTGGATCGATCAGGTGCCGAGCAAGGTGCTGCCGACGGCATTGCCTGGGCCGAGGACGCCGCCGGCTGCGATCTTGTTCGCGATCTTGAGCGCATCGCGCTCGAAACTTTCCAACGCGATCTTCTGCGCCAGCATGCAATCGCCGGCGACGAGGCCGCCTTCCGGCAGGAAGCACCAGCCGCCGACGACCTTTCCCTTGCCGTCCAGTTCGTCGATGTTCATCTGCCTACCGTGGCGGATGCGGTAGCGCTTGCCGCTGTCGCAGCCCTTGACCTCGAAATGCTTGTCCTTGTCGTACTGGGCGCGCTGCTCGGGGCTGAGATTGGCCTTGAGGAGGTCGATGCCCTTCTTCCGGGCTTCCTCGGAGCCGACGTCGCCGTTAGGCCATAACTCTCCGAAGAGGTGGCCCCGCCGTATATATTCTACTTCCCGCGCCCGCACTTCGGTCGCTGTCATATTGCGGCGTGCGGCATTGCGAATGTAGTTGATCGCGCCAGGGTGTAAATTGACATCGTCCGCCATGTTTTCGACGATGGCGAGCAAAGGATTCTCTCGGCGAACGCGATGGTGACGCCGGAGATGTTCCTCGTGCCGGTGATATTCTTCCGTGGCGCGCGC